ACTCGCGAGGCCACCTTGGCATCCGAGCGACGCAGGGCATCCGGCGCGTTTCGCTCGAAGTCCGATTGAGTGCGCGTGATCAACGCGGGCAGGGTCGGCATTTCATACGGCATTGATCAAACTCCAGGTGTCTTCGAAGGCGAGCTGCAGGGTTTCACCGTTCGACTCGGTCAGGGTGACCAACAGGTTGAGGCGGTCATTGCCTTGGCGCTCCGCTGTCACAGCCACGGTGGTGACGATGTCGTCATCAGTCATCCAGCGCAGCGCCTCCTGGGCGTACTCCTGCGCATCGCGCAAGGTGTCATCGGTCAGCGCCCGCCGGCGCAGCAACCACAGGCGTGAGCCGATCTGGTCGCCGGCCTCGGTCGGCGCACAATCGCCCCACCAGCCCTGCCGGTCGGCATCGTCCAGGGCGTCGTCGGTGGACGCGCGCCGCCAGCTGAACAGGCTGATGGTCGCGGCACGGCGCAGCAGCGCTTCGCGGCTCATCCTCCACCCCCGACCGGCTTACCGGTGTTCGCGTCGCCAATCATCACGCCGTCGTGTTCATGCTCGATCTGACTGATACCACCAGCCACCTGGTCGCCAACTGATTCGATGCGCCCAGTGGTGCTGATCAACGGGGTGTCGAACTTCACACCCTGACCGGCGGTGATCTTGAGCGTCTGGGTTTCCATCTCGATCACCCGCCCACGCTTTAGTACCACGCGATCGCCTTCGTCGGTGTACAGCGCCACCTCGCCAGCCTGCAGGTTCGGCAGGCGATAGCGCCGATCCGACACCACCAGCACCACACCATGGCTGCGGTCACCGATGAACCCCGCCAGCGCCTCGGCGCCGGCATGCGGACACGACGTGAAGCCGTAGGGCTCCAGGTGCTCCATGTCGTCTTTCACTTCGCCGGCCGTGATACGCAGCTGCAGGCTCTGGAGCTTGCGCGTGGCATTGGCCAGCACCACCACGCCGCGGGCCAAAACGCCCGCCATTGGGTTTCTCATGGCTTGTAGTCCGCTGGAATGAGGTATTCAAAGTTGTCGGTCTTCTTGCCCTTCTTGAGCTTGCGGCTCTCGTAGGCGTCGTTCGGCTCGGGCAGGAAGCCGTCAGGCGGCGCCACGCTCATCTTGCACACCGTGCCCTGCTCGCTCAGCTCATAGCTGATTTCGCTGATGAGCATGTCGCGGTCCAGACCGATCAGCGGGTCGAACACCCGGACGATCATGTTGTGCCGCCACAGCGCGCCGTTGCTCTGCCGCCATCCCTGCACCGTGTAGTTCAAGGTCAAAGCACGACTGATCGCGTTGGCCCGCTCCCACTCCACCCGCGCCCGAGCCATCGCCGGTGTCATCTGCCCGGACTGGTGAATCACCTTGACCCGCCGCCGCGTCACCCGGTCATCTGCCAACTTGGCTTCGACCTCAGTGGCCGCCGTGCCAAAAGACGTGTCGGTACCGCTACGCTGCCCCCGACTGATGTATTCGGAAAACACGTTGGAGAAATCCAGATTGGTGTCACCGGTCAGGATGTTCTTGCCCAGCTCCAGCTTGTCGACGGCGCGGCCGGCAGTACCGGGGGTGGCGATCACCAGACGCCCGCGGCCGTCGTCTGTGCTGAACAGCCGCGACAGGGTCAACAGCCGGTCGATGCTCTCAAAGGCCGTTTCCCCGGGCTCGATGGTGTGGTCATCCAGGCCCAGTGTGGTCGTTGCCTCGTTGACGACCTTGATGCCGTACTCGCCGGCCAAGGCCTCGACGATCTTCTGCACGCTCTGTCCGCGCCACTGGCCCGGTGAGTTGATGGCTGCGCAGTCCACCAGGTCAGCCGTTTTCGAGCGCCCGGCGATGCTCAGCGTGATGGATCGAGCGTCGTAGCGGATCGGCGAGCTGAACACGTAGCCGGTCAACACCAGGTCGCTGCCGATGCGCACCTCGACCGCTTCCCCCTGCTGGATCCGCACCGGCATGTCGCCGCCGCCCGGCCACTTCCAGGTGATGCCCACGCTGAAGTCCCGTGCCTGCCGTTCCAGCCCGGCACTGATGCTGACGTCTTTCCAACCGGCGTAGTCGTGCCCGCCAACGCTGAGGGTGACGGTGTTGTCTGGCTCCATGGCTCAACTCTTGGCGACTTGCAGTTCGACGGCAGGCACGAAGCCTGGATGGCGGATCTTGTTGCGCGTGACGATTTCACTGCCGCGCAGGGCATCGCCATACAGCCGGTGGGCCAGCACCAGGGACGGCACCGCGAGCCGCGGTTGGTACGGCCGCAGCCATACGCCGCTGCGCGCCACGTCTGTCAGGTGCCGGTCCAAGGCCTGGCGGGCATCGCTGAGCACGCCGAAGTGATCGGGCAGGCTCTCCTCGGCAATGGTCCACATCGCCTCACTGATCGCGTCCCTGACGGCCAGTATGTCTTCAGCCACCGGCACACCGGTGTCCATCGCACTGCCCGACGTCACCGTCGAGCCCTGTTGCTCGAGCTGGACGCTCAGCGCGGCGGGCTGGTCGACGCTCTGCACGCTGGCCACCGGCACTTCGGCCATGTCCAGCAGCACGTCCACCAGGACGGCGTCCTGAACCAGGCCGATCACCGCCGCCTGGATCAAGGCAATGTCCGGGTCATCGGTGGCCGGGCGCGCGGCCGACAGCGCCGTGATCGCTTCCGCCTTGGCCTTGGAGGACTGCAGCGACGAACCGGTCGAGCCATAGCCGCTGAACCAACGATCCATACTGGCAATGTCGCTCAGCAGGCTGGCCGACAACGCATCGGGTGCATTGATCAGCGACTGCACCAGGGCGCCGACGTCCGCCACCAGCGAGGTCAGCGGTTTGAGGAAGTTGATGGCAAAGGCATAGGCGCTGGAAATCGCACGGCGCACGGCGCTGACGCGCTGACGAGCCCAGTTGACCTTGGCCATGGCCGCGTCGAAGCGGGCCTTGATCGACTCCAGCAGCGTCGGCACATGCGCCGCCAACTGCCGGCGGGTGTTCACCCGCTGCACGGGGAAGGCCAGCGTGCCGTCAATGAATGCCAGGTTGAAGCGCACCATGCCCAGTTCGCTCCGGGCATGGGAGATTTCACAATCGCCCGCCGTGACGGTCAGGCGGCCGAACCAGGGGTGAATCAGCTCTCCCGGCCCCGGCGTATCCAGGGCGACCAGCAGGCGGTCGCGCTGGCTGATGAAGTCCGGGCCGATGATGAAGCCGGCGAACTTGTATTCTCGCGTCTGCCGGCCCATGTCCTCCACCAGCGGCTGGTCGCGCTTGGGGTACTCGTGCAGCTGAGTACGCCGCCCGACCGGCACGCTGTCGCTGTCGACCCAGAACTGAACGCCGCGAAATGACGCCTCGCGGCGCAGGTCGCGCCATTCACTCATTGGTGCCTCCCATCGTCCGGTAGCCAACCCTCGGCGTCACCGACAGGCCAGGCTGGTTGGTTTTCACGTTCTCCACCCGCAAGCCGGGCGGCGGGTTATCGAAAGTCATGCGCAGCTCACCTTCCAACTGCGGCTTGGCGCTTACCTGGGCCGACTGACGCAACAGGGCGCCAGGCTCGGGTATCTGGCCAGAAGCTCGAAGCAGCCCGCCAGGCGCCGGCAGCGGTTCTGGTGCCCGCAACAGCGCGCCTGGACTCACCCCGAACGCCTGATTGCGGGCGGCCTGTGCGCCCTGCGCCACCTGAACAGCATTGGCCTGCACCAAGGCACCGGTACCACCGGCGACCGAGTTGCGCGCTTTCTGCTCGTCGGCCAGGCGCTGAACCCGCACCGTCAGGCTTTCCCCATCTCCACCGCCGAACAACTTCAGCATCGGCTCAAGGTAGGGACTGACCCGATCCCACAAGCCTTTGAACCACCCCACGATGGGCTCCCAGTTCTTCATGATCAGGGTCAGCGGGGTCCAGGCGAACACACCTTTCAGAAACTCCATGAACGGTGTGGTGTAGGCCTTGATCAACTCCCACAGGGCGCCGAAGAACGGCCCGACCTTCTCCCAGTTGGCGACGATCAGGCCGGCCGCCGCTGCAATACCCACGGCAATGAGGCCAATCGGGGTGGCGGCAAAGGCCACGCCGAGCACTCTAGTGGCCACCGTCGCTGCAAACACTGCGGCGCGCAGCGCCGTGAAGGCGGTCCCAGCGATGACAATGCCTCGCACCAGCTGCGGGTTGTCGCTGATCATCTGCGCCACCTGGCTGATCCATGGGCGTAGCTTGTCGAGTACGGCGTTGATGCCGGGCAACAACGCATTGCCGATAGCCCTGGCCGCGCTGTTCACGCCGTTGTGCAGCAGCTGCAGGTTGTTGGCCGTGGTCGCAGCCCGCGACGAATACTCCTGTTCCATGGAGCCGGCAAACTGCTGCGCGTCACTGACCTTTTCCAGATTGCCGCGCAGCAACTCTAGGTTGGTCAGCAGCGGCGTGATGGCCCCGATGGACTCGGTGCCGAACAGCTCGGCCAGCAGTGCCGGCCGCTTCGCCGCGTTGACCTGGCCAATCCGCTTGAGCAGATCCAGCATGGTGCCCTGGGCATCCTTCTGCATGTTCTCGGCCACCGTCTTGGAATCCAGCCGCAGCGACTTGTACGCCTGCGCCTGGGACTTCGTGGCAGCCGTGCCCTTGGTCATGGCCAGCATGAAGTTCTTGATACCGGTAGCCGCCACGTCCTGCTTGACGCCCACACCGGCCATGGTTGCGCCGATGGCGGCGATCTGTGCCGACGACAGGCCTGCGACTTCGCCCAGCGCGCCGACTTCGGTGACGATGCCGGAGATCTGCTTGGTGGTGGCCGGGCCGGTGTTGCCCAGATAGTTGATCCGGTCAGCCAGGGCCACCACCTCGCCCTGGTTCATGCGGAACGCGGTGCGCCATTTGGCCATCATGTCGCCACTTTCGTCGGCAGTCTGGTCAAACGCGATGCCCATCTTGACCGCCGCCTCGGCAAAGCCCAGCAACTCATCCCGGGCAATGCCGGACTGGCCACCGGCCGCGACGATCTTGGCGATGTCGGTAGCCGCCATGGGCAGACGCTCGGACAAACGCCCGATGTCGTCACCCATCTCCTTGAACTGGGTCGGCGTGTCGAAGTTCACCACCTTGCGCACGTCGGCCATCTGCGACTCGAAGTCGATGGCCGCCCGCGCGCCGGCAATGAACGGTGCCGCCATCGCCCCGCCGGTGATGATGTCGCTCCAGCCGATCTTCCCGAGGCCGGTGCTCTCCAGGTTCTTGCGGAACGTGGAGATGTTCTTGCGCACGCCCGCCAAGGTCGGCGAGAGCTTGTCGACGCCGGTGATCAGCGCCTTGAGCTGAAACTTGTCAGCCATCCTCCCCCCTCAGCGTTTCCGCGATGCGCTGGCTATGCGCGGTGGCTTCCAAGATCACGTCCAGGGTGCGGCCCATGACCTGCTCCGGGTCTGACTTCCAGAACCAGGCCAGGTCGTAGGCTGTGGCGATCAGGCCGTCAACGTCGCTGATGCCGGCGCCAAGAAAAAACCGGCGACGGTCCAGGCGGCGTTGTTCAGGTCCGCCAGGTCCAGCTGGTTGACCGACGAAGTCGGGATGGCGGCGCAGACGGCGATGTACTTGGCGGCCACGTCCATGTCGAGGGACACGGCCTCGTCCTTGTCCATCTTGTACGGCAGCGCCTTGATGTTTCGCACTTCCTGCACCGTGGGCCGGCGCAGCTCGAGCTGGGTGACTTCAGCGCCGTGAGCCTGAATCGGCGCCGACAGCTTGATGACTTCAGTCATTGCCACACCCCCTTGGTGCCTTCCCACTTGAGATCGATGGTGCCGTCATCGCCCTTGGCCGCCGGCTCGTCGACCAGGTACGCGCCAGACAGGACATAGACGCGGCCGTTGCCGAACTCTGCCGTGATCGTGGCGTCGGTTGCGCCGGTGATCTGCGCGATCGGCAGGTCAGGATCATCGACCACCGTGGCCTGAACATAGGGCACCCGATCCTCTTCCTTGAAGAAGCCCGGCGCGACGGATTCGCGCTTGACGTCACTGAGCGGACATTCAACCCCGCCCGTGACAGTGAATTGGGCGCCGTCAGCCTTGATGAAGACGGTGCCTGCGACTTTTTTGCCCATGGGCAACTCCTACAAAAAGGCCCGCACGCGGCGGGCCTTGGTGGGTGGTTCAGTTACGACGCCGCGTACTGCAGGCGGAACTGGTACTGCAGGGCGAACACGCGCAGCTGGTTCACCAGGTCAGGCGGATACAGCACGTTGAGCCGGGTGGGATCGGTGGTCGAGCGCTCCACCACCAGATACTTGGCGAAGGCTTCGGCGTTCTCGACGATGCCCAGCAGCTCCAAAGTCTGATAACCGGCAATCAGCTCGGCGCGGATCACGTTCGGGGTGACGATCGCTTGGCCGGCGCCAAAGCGCGTACCGTCGTCAGCCAGCTTGTGCCGCCCGTATTTGCTAGTGATGCGGCCCTTGAGGAAGTTGATGACATACGCCGACTGGTGCAGCGTCTCGCTGTCCAGGAACGAGTTGTCAGCCTGGCCCAGGGCGTTCTGGCGGTAAGTGGTGATGCCACGCTCGATGCGCTGCGCCCCGCCGCTGCTGTAGCCCGTGGCAATGCCGTGGGTCAGCAACGACTGCCGCTCGGTCAGCATGAAGCGGTCACCCGACGGCGCCGGGGTGATGCCGTTGAGTTCACCGGTTTGCGTCGGCCTGGCCGGATCCGCCGAGATGAACACCGCAGTGCGCGCGGCATAGCCGGCGGCCTGTCGCCACACTGGGTCAGGGCACTCCGGCTCGAAGCCGTACACGGTCATGTGCGGGTCGTTGCGGGTATCGCCCAGCGCGACCAGCTCGCCAAGGGTGCCCCGGCACGCAGAATAGACGTGGCCGTACAACTGCCGCGCCCAGCTCCAGCGACCGCTGCTGTCATCCATGAAGCCCTTCCAGGCATCCAGCGAAGTGGCGTCGGTCCAAGGTGCGCAGATGAACTCGAACGGCTCATCGCCCAGCACGGCTAGGGCATCGGCCACATCCGGAGTGCCGACGCCACCGGTCATGGCGGATACGGTCACGGTGAGGCCGGCGGGAGTCAATTCGCCGTTGCTGCGTCCCTGGCGGTTCAACTCCAGCTGGGTGTCGTTGCCGCTGAGGCCGGACCAACGGCAGGTCAGGGTCACTTCGCCCGTGGCAGCAGTCGCCGATACGCCCAGGCCGGCAGCGTTTACCGCTGCCGCCAGCGCGGTGGCCACTGCCGCTGCCGAGGCACCACTGGCCACCGTGGCGCGCACCCGCTGGCCGCCGATGTACAGGTTGACCTGGCCACCCTCCGTGGTGGTGCCGATGATGGTCACCTTGCCGGCCGCCTTGGTACCAGTCGCCTTGAGCGGCAGGCACCAGACCTCGCCCACCAGGTCGATGCCGCGCCAGGTCTCGTACATGTCGGCCAGCATCGAACCGACGCCGCCGATGGTCTTGGCCAGGCTCAGGCTCGGCACGAGGGTGAGCTTGCCGATTTCCGGCGCATCTGCGTCGTCATTGACCTGGCCGACGATCAGCCGCAGCAGGCTGCCCGTGGCGCTGTTGGCCTGGCTATTGTCGACCTCGGCATAGAACAACGGCACGCGCAGGTTGTCGGGGATGGCATTGAAACTGACGGCCATTATTCAGCGCTCCTGGTAGCAGCAGGCGCCTTGGTCGAAACCTTGGCGGCAGCTGTTTTCATTTCGGTCACATCGCCTGCGCGCAGGCGACGCAACCAGTAAGCATCGCGCGGCACTTCGCGCCCGTCGGGCGGCAGCGTGCCGCCCAGCTCCGGGTCGGGCACGACGCGGCCCTCCACCGGATACACGGTGATTCGAGTCATGGGGATTACCCTTGTGGTATTTCGGTGGAAAAGCGCACTTCGACCCGACCATCAGGCCCAGGCGAGGTGTGGTTGGGATCTTTCGGGTCAAGGCTGTCCAGGCTGAAGTCGATGCCCTTCAGCGGCGGGAGGCCGTCAAGCTCGAACTCGTGCCAGGTTTCGGCGGGTTCACTGCCGCGGTTGCGACCCAGCTGGAAGCCAGCCGAGAAGCTGAAGCGGTAGACCACCCGTGCACGGTTGATCAGCACCAACCCGCCACCGTCGTAGACGATGGGGTCGTACTCCTCACCAGGCCGCCAGCCAACCAAGGCCCGCCACAACTCCTTGCGAAAGTCGTGCAGCAGGTCGGCGGCCTGCTGGCCGCGCTCGTCCTTGGTGTCCATGGCGAACACCACCTCAAAGCGATCCTCGATGTCCTGGGTAACTGCGTTTTGCGCCTTGTTCTCGCCGGCTTTGTCATCAGCGGTGATCACATAGGCCGAGGGGTTCTTCAGCAGCGTGGACGAGCTGACGGCATCGAGGTCGATGCCGCCCGAGATCCTGTCGGCCAGGCTCGGGCAGTACTCGCGCAGGTGCGCGATGACGGGTGAAATTTTCATGCTGGTTTACCGGCCCGGCGGGCCTGCTGGTCAGCGCAACGCGGCGGCGAAGGCTGCTTTTAGGATCGACTGGACCTGGTCTTTTTCGTCCTGCAGGGCGTCTTCCATGTAGTTGGCCCGCGGCGCGATGCGCCACCCGCTTGCGGCCCGCTCTGCGAGAGCGGCGGCACGTTCGCCCTTGCCACGGCGCTTGCCGGATGCGAGCCCGCGAACGCGAGCCCCCTGCTTCACGCCGTAATGCAGGTAGGTCGGGTAGTAGTCCTTCATGGACGAGGTCTTGCGCGGCGCAATCTTCACCAGGAAACCCCCTCGGGAAACCTTGAACGTGATCGACTCGACGGTCCTGCCGGTTCGGCTGACAGGATAGTTGTCTTGTCCACGGGCCAAGGCCAGGTTCAGCTGGGCACGTCGACTGACCAGGCGGCCAGCCTTGCGCATCCCTTTCCTGATCTGTTTCTTGTCAAAGATCTCACGCCCGAACTGGTCGAAGCCCTCGATGTGCAAATAGCCGTCAACGGAAGCCGAGTTAGCCATAGAGCCCCCCTTCCTCTTGCTGCGGGCCGAGCTCTTCAACCTCGATCAGGGTGAAGCGCTTACCTGCACCCCAGGGTGCGCAGCGCTTGACGCGGTAAATCACGCCGCCAGCCACCACCTCATGCGAGGTCGTGACTCCGCCCAGCAGTCGTACCCACACCCGATGCGTGATCTTGTCGTCCGTTTGGACGCTGTCGGTATAGACCGCTGTGCCAACGGCGCGGATCTTGGCCCAGCGGTGGCGAGGCTGGGTGAATACCGCATCCAGATCTGCATCATCAACAGGCAGATCTTCGCGCAGCCGAATAGTGATGCGCCGGTCCAGCTCGCCGGATTCCGGCTCGCGTGTGCCTATCGAGCTAGCCATGTTCAGAACCTCGGCGGAACAGTGATATCCGCCAGTAAGTGGTCAACGAACCCCGAAGGAACCTCGGTCAGCGTTTGGCCAACAATCAACAGCCCGCGTTGGGCGAATGCCGTTTCGGCCGCCATCAGCAGCCAGCTCACAACCCCAGGGTGTGCCTCGAGGTCAACGCCTGCACGGTAGCGAATGCGCAGGCGTCCTTCTGGTCGGCCGCTGGGAAATGCCAGGTAGCTTTCCTTGCCACCTTGAATGAGCTCAACCGCACCGGTGAACTCCACCGGTGGGCCAGAAGCGCCGAGCAGCATGACCGACTCGACTGCGACCGCCTGGCCAACATCGAGAGGGTGGCCTGAGGGATAGTGCGCCGGCCAATCCTCTTCGTAGAGCGCCTCTCGTATTGCCGCGCCCGTCCTCGACTCGCCTTGTGCCGTAACGCCCGGGATGATGATCAGATTGATCAGCTCGGGCTGCAGATCTTCTGGTTCAGCGCGGCATTGAAAGGCGACTTGCTCCAACGTCAACACGGGCTCCCCCGTGTAAGCGATGCGACGCGCCATGATCAGGGCTTGCCGTCAGTGCTCGCCGAATCATCGGGCTTGCTCGCAGCGTTGTAGGCATCGCCACCGGCGTCCTTGCCGGCTGCACCGCCGCTGCCTGTTCCGGTTTTGCCTTTCTTCGCCTGCTTGCCCGCTTCGCTGGCATAGCCCGCCTCGATCAATCCTTCGGCTACAGCTGCATCAAAGCCGGCGGTTTCGCCAGCGGCATAGCCGCGCCAGTTTTTTTCAAAAGTAACAATGACTTTGGTCATGGGGTGCTCCCGGAAATTGGAAAGGAAGGCCCGGCGTACCGGGCGTACTGCGTTACAGGGAGCTACCCCATTTCACATCGGTCATCACTGCGACCGATTCGACGTGGCGCGGACCGAAGTCGTGCTTGGCGATTACGCGAACCAGGGTCTGATCGCGCTGGAATGCGCTGATGACGTTGCCGCTGCCGTCTTTGTAGGTTGCTTCCTTGCTGAAATCGATGACCATGGCATCGTCTTCGCCGATGAAGCAGTCGGCGAAGTCCGCGAAGTGGATCTCCGACGCATCGCCGTCGACGCCCAGGTTGATCGGAATCTGAGTAGTCGAGCCGACCGGGAAGCCCTTCAGCATGTTCTGATCCAGCTCCGGATAAGCCTTGTTCCCGTTGCCATCACGCAGCGCAGCCAGCCAGCGCTTGGTTCGCGGCGCCATCACAAACCCCGGTGAGGTCATGTTGGAGTTGGCGTTCTCCAAGCGCAGGATCAGGGCGGACAGCGCGAACTCAACTGCTTCCAGGGTTACAGCTGCCGGTGCTGCGAACACGTTGAAGGCGGGCGCCCAGAAACGCAGGCCCTTGGGCAGGTTGCCGGTACCGGCACCGCGCAGGAAGGACAGGTCTTCTGCCAGAGCCACCGAGGCAGTGAGGTCGTTCACCACCAGGCGATCTACGTTAGGGTTGGTACCCGAGTAACCCAGCAGGTCGTTGCTGATCGGGACCAGTGCCGCCAGCTTCTTCGACGACAACTTGAGGTCGTCGAACTGCATATCGGTGGCAGGCATATCCTCCTCAGTACCGATGTACCCCACCACCGCACCGCCCTTGATACGCGGAACAGTTAGGTTGCCATTTTCCAGTGGCAGAGAAACTGCCCCGAGCTTGCGAACCACCGACTTTGGCCGGAGCAGCTCGATGACTTCGCTGGAGAAGCTCTGCGGCACCAGCACCCCGCCGGCGCCTGGTGTTACGGTGCTGAGCGCCATGGCGATTTCAGGGTTGTAGCCCGAGTCGGCGGCCAACTTCGCGGCTGCCTGTTGATCGCCGCGGGAAGCGGCCAGCACGCGGACCATCTGCGCCATGTTGGCACCTGGCACCGGCTTGGCCGTGTATGGGCCGCTGATGTTG